TGTGAAGTAGCCGCTATTGCTGATGGTGCAGTTGAGGGATCACCAGAAGAAGGTGATACCCCGGCTGTAAAGGGTTATGGGCGTTACCATGGATTACCTCGCAGGTATTTACCTGAATGGGGTCGGTATGCCCGTGATATAATGTTAGAAGGTACTCAAAAGTTCTGGGATATTGAAATTGCGAAATTCGATATTGATCCAGTAACTAAATTAGGGGGTATCGTTACATTAACAGACGGTCGTGAGATTAAAGCTAAGCAATTCCTTTCAGCTTCGTATGAAGCTCAGTTAGGTCATGCTGCTCATATATCTTATTCTGGTGGTCGTTCTGAAAATCAGGATACATATAATGAAGAATTAGCTGGTGCTGTTAGTAATGGTTCTTCTGAAGGTAATGGTGGTTTCGATCTTGTCCATATAGATGCTAAGGGTAATTTGTTTAATGAATTCCAAGGTAAACAAATAATACCTGCTCGTATGGCTGATTTAGGAGTAATGGCGTATAATTATCGTATGACATTATCTCAACATCCGTTGAGATTACCATTCCAACCACCTGCTAGACCGGGTGGCGGTGCATTCCGTGAAGCTGATTTTGAAAGCTGGATTGTATCTAATGGTAGTAAAATGACTGGTCTTAGAAGTATTACTTCTGGTCAATGGACTGACGAATATAATATTACTACTAATGGTGGTTCTCAGTACGGTCTACCTAGAGAATATTTACGTTGTAAAAATAAGAGAGAACGTAGAGATTTCTGGGACTTACATTATTACAATATGGCTGGTTGGTATTATCTGGCCCAGAACTCGTCTCGTATGAAGCCTGAAATGCTCGCTGATTCTGCATTATGGGGATTACCTCATAATCATAATGTTACGGAGTATTTCGGTCAGCAAGGGTGGTCTGCTCACTTATATATTCGTGAGTGTTTCCGTATGAATAACGGAAATAAAATGACCTTCCACGATATGGGTGCTGCTGTTCGTTGGACCGTTAAGGAACCAATGGGCCGTGGTGGTTATCACTGTGATAGTCATATTGTCGCACAGACAGTAATACCCGGCAGAAAATATCTAAAAGACGGTGGTATGGAGGATGCCGTACAAGGCGGTCGTTCATATTATCAAATACCATTTGCGGCATTAAAGCCACCTCGTGGTATTATACGTAATATGTTAGAAATTGGCTGTCCTGCGGTTACTCGTACTGTCATGTGTTCCCTTCGTATGGAACCAACATGGATGAGTATAGGTGAGGCTGCTGCACTTGCTGTACATTTTGCTTTATTAGATAATGTGCCTGTTACTGAAGTTGAATATCAAAAGATTGCCGATTTAGCGACCAGCTTGGAGATGAAGATATGAGTGGAGGATTTCCGGGTTTTGGTGGCAACAGCGGTGGAGGGGGCGGTGGCTCCCTCCCTGTTGATGGTCGTGGTCTTGTTTTCAACGTAGGTGGAGCCAAGGAAGACCCTGTACTGGTGGGTATGCCTATTCACGGTCGAGGCGGTATTACTATTGAAAATAATAGTGGTATTGAGGGTAATTTAACCATTTGGGGTAAACCAGATGGATTATTATTCGCAATTGAAGGTGTGGATTGCTCCACTACTGCTGATATTGAAATAGGTATTCCTACAGAAGAACGACAGGATACTGTTGTTATTGATTCATTTATATTTTGGGGGGCATTACTTCCCCCTAATTTATTAAGGTTTACTATTGCAACTGATATTAATAGAACTAAGACTGTATTAGTTCCCAGTACTGTTAGTTTAGTTGGATTAGATGCACCTGATAAATTTATTAAGTATGATATACCACTAGTTGATCAAAGAATATCTAGATATAGAAGTTTATTCTTTAAACCATTAGTGGCAGAAGCGAATCAAAAGATTAATATAGCTGTTTATCGTAAAGTTATTAGGCATATACAGGTATTTGGCCCCGGAACATAATCAGTTAATAAGTAATTATTTAAGCCTTGAGTTAATTAAATTTAACTCAAGGTTTTTATTTAAATTTAATGGAGTTAATTATGCCTGAATATGTTCCAATTGAAGACTTTATTAATCCTGATCTAGATCAATCTAGCTTACCAATTCGTCCATATCCTCCCGGTAAATCAAGATTCTATATTAATTTATATCCTGATACATTATCATTTGAGGATACTGTATCCGGTGAAGAATCATTTACTCGTACAGTATTAATGCAAAATACAGGTTTGGATAATATTGTTATTGAAGATATTATTTTAGTTGGTGATTTTGAATTAGTAACAACTAAACCATTAAAGCTTAAAATTGGTGAAACTATGGGTATTGAGCTTAAGTTCACGCCTAATAAAGTGGGCGTAATCACAGGCGGCATGTATATTGATGCCAAACGAGCAGAAGGAGAACGCTTCGTTTCCCTTACTGGTTCAGGTATAGAGGATTAATCGGTCTTCTAAGCCATTAGAACATTAGGCGGAGATATTAATGTGAGTGAATCAACTGATGTTCGTATGGCTAGAATGGAAGAACAGTTAAAGACCATTCTGAAGTCATTAGAGAAAGCCGAAAAAGACCGCGATAAATCAGCAGATAGATTAGAAGCAGAAGCTGAAGTGACTACTAAAGGTTTAAATGAAATTAATAACCAATATCGTAGTCTAGATGCTCGATTAGCTAAACTAGAAAATAAAGTTAATGATAATCAGCCTACTATTGAAGAATTTATAACTATTAAACATCAGGTTAAAGGCGCTAGTAAATTAGGTACATTCATTTATGGCGCTATAGGCGTTGTAGTTGGTTTCCTATTAGCCCTTAAAACTGAAATATTTAGTTTATTTATCAAGTAGGATCATATAATGACTGATTTTAATAACTTTATTGGATTAGCTAAGCGATTAGAAGATGTAGATATTCCACGAATAGGACACCGTATTGGTGTTGGTGAGGATGAAATCCACGCCTTCATGGAAGTCGAGGCTTCTGGTTCAGGATTTGATGCATTAAATCGCCCGAAAATATTATTTGAGCCGCATGTATTCTACCGTAATCTTCCTGAGGCTAAGCGTGCTCAAGCTGTAGCAAGAGGTCTGGCTTACCCTAAGCAAGGTACACAGCCTTATGGAACCAGTGCTGAGCAATACTCTAAGCTCATAAAGGCCGTAGCCTTTGATGAGGATGCAGCCCTCAAGGGAGCTTCTTGGGGTGCTACTCAGATATTAGGTGAAAATTTTAGTCTTGTTGGATATAAAACTGTCCAACAAATGGTTAAAGCATTTATGGCAGATGAGGAAAACCATTTAAATGCAATGGTTAATTACCTCATTAAAACAGGTATTGATGACGATTTACGTAATCATAATTGGGATATGGTAGCTCGTGTTTATAATGGACCCAATTACCTTAAGTTTGATTATGCCAATAAAATGGCTAAAGCTTATGCTAAATGGGTTAAAATACGAGATACCGCATGGTCTCCCAATGACGATGATGTTGTATTTACCCCACCGATAGCTCCACCAATATTAGTAACACCACCTCAAACTAAATCCTTCTGGGAATTAATATTTGGGGGCTTCTCTTCTGGTTCAAATACTAAAACTCGCAAGGATTATTAATATGTTTCCAATTAATATATTTGGTGCAATTAAAGGATTAGTTTCTGGTGCTACTAATGGTGTCATTAATGTTGATGATGCTGTTGATATTGCCACTAAGATTGTTGCCAAGGACAAAGACGTTCCTTTGACCAACGCGCAGGCTAAGCCTGTTGCTGAGGCCATAGCTCAGCAGATGCCGTCTCCTAAGGCCATGGAAGGCTTAGAGTGGCAGAATGTGCGCTCTCTGATCATTGCCGCTGGTGGGTACTTTGTGGGCCGTGGATTCATTGATGACGCTCAGTTACAGATAATTGCCGGTTTTATTATGATCATTTTACCGATAGTTTATCGTAACTTGTCTACTTGGTGGTCGCGTTATACTGCTAAATCCTAATAATAATTAATAACGGTGGGTTATTATGTTAGATGGTACTGTTAATACTGTTGAGTTTCAATTAGACGAAGCTCAGCCAGCTTCACTGACCAATTGGGCTAATGAGCCCACCGTTATGAAATTAAAGCAGGATTTAGATGCGTCTAAACCTGCTCATGATACTCATGTAAATAAGGTTAAGAAATGGAATGACTTAATGGCTGTTAAGGGAGCTTCTGCTCCTAAGCATGTCAAAGGTCGTTCCAGTGTCCAGCCTAAGCTAATTCGTCGTCAGGCAGAATGGAGATATTCTGCATTAACAGAGCCATTTTTAAGCTCTGATAAGCTATTTAATGTTAAGCCAGTTACTTATGAAGATACTAAAGCTGCTGCTCAAAATGAGACAGTACTTAACTGGCAGTTTAATACTAAGATTAATAAGGTTAAGTTCTTTGATGATTTCGTCCGTATTAATGTGGACGAGGGTAGCTGCGTTGTTCGTATTGGTTGGCAGCGTATTACTACTACTGTTACTGAAGATTTACCCACTTGGGATTATTTTGAGATAACTGACCCTCAAGATGCCCAGTTTCTTCAACAAGCTCTTGAGCAGAAGGCTGCTAATCCCCGTGAATATGAGGATACAGCGCCTGAGGAAATCAAAGCTGCTGTCGATTATTATGAAGAAAATGAAATACCTACTACTGCGGTATTAATAGGTTATACCCCTACTCCGGTAGAAAAGGTATTACTTAATCAACCTACATTAGAATGTCTTGATCCAGAAAATGTATTTATTGATCCGTCATGCGGTAATGACGTTAATAAGGCTGGCTTCGTTGTGGTGTCATTCGAGACATCCCGAGCCGAGTTATTAAAGGAACCTAATAGATATAAGAATCTGGATCGAGTTAATTGGGAAGCTGCATCTATATTATCGCAGCCCGATCATGCAACTAATACCCCTCAGGAATTCAATTACCTTGATAAGCTTCGTAAGCGTATCGTGGCTTATGAATATTGGGGTTATTATGATATTCATAATGATGAAACATTAGTTCCAATTGTTGCTACTTGGATTAATGATACGCTTATTCGTCTGGAAGAGAGTCCTTTCCCGGATGAGAAGCCCCCATTTGTCGTTAGTAATTATATGCCTATTAAGCGAGCCTTAATGGGTGAACCTGATGCAGAAATCCTTGAGGATAATCAGAAGATCGTCGGTGCTGTCACTCGTGGCATGATCGATCTGATGGCTCGTTCTGCTAATGCTCAACAGGGATTTGCTAAGGGTTTTCTGGATATCGTTAATCGTCGTCGGTTTGAAAATGGTCAGGATTATGAATATAATCCAACACAACATCCCGGCCAATCATTTGTCGAGCATAAATACCCAGAAATACCTCAATCTGCTCTGGCAATGATCGGTCTTCAGAACAATGAAGCCGAGTCCATGACAGGCGTTAAGGCATTCGCTGGTGGCGTTTCTGGTGATGCCTATGGAGATGTGGCTGCGGGTATTCGTGGTGCTCTGGACGCTGCCAGCAAGCGTGAGATGGGCATTCTCAGACGCTTAGCTAAGGCTGTGAATGATATTGCTACTAAGATTATTGCAATGAATGCAGTATTCTTATCTGAAAAAGAAGTTATTAGAGTAACTAATGAAGAATTCATTACTATTAAAAGAGAAGATTTAAAGGGTAATTTTGATACTAAAACTGATATTGCTACTGCCGAGGTCGATGAAGCTAAGGCTCAAGACCTAGGGTTCATGCTTCAGACCATTGGTCCGAATATGGATTTTAGCATGACTCAATTAATATTAGTTGAGATTGCTAAGCTGAAGCGTATGCCTGAATTGGCTAAGCGAATTGAGATGTTCAAGCCTCAGCCTGATCCTATGGTTCAGAAAATGAAGGAACTCGAACTTCGTATGAAGGAAGTCGAGATAATGGAGCTTGAAACTCAGGCTATGCTTAATCAGGCTAAAGCCAAAAATGAACTTACTAAAGCTAATCAAGGTGATCTTAATATTATTGAGCAAGAAACTGGTACTGCTCATGAGAGAGAGATGGAAAAAACCCGAGGTCAATCCGAAGGTAATCAGAATCTAGAGATTACTAAGGCATTAGTAGGTAAACGTAAGCCTGAGGAAACTAAACCTGATGTTGAAGCTGCTATCGGTTGGGGTGAATTATCTAAATCTAAAAGACCCGCTGATACTGGACAATTGATTTAAAATCAGTAGTTTAAGAATGTCATGATCTGACATAATAATATAACCCATTAAGGAATATATAATGTCTTCGATTGAAGCTCAAATTGAGGGTCTGGAATTCCAGATTTCCAAAGCCAGAGAGTTCATTAAGTTTCGTGAAACCATTCAGCGATTAGTTAAATATCCTGAATGGAAGGCTGTTATGGAGAATGAGTATTTCACCGAGGAAGCTGCACGCCTCGTCCATCAGTCGGCTGATCCGGCTCTCGATCTACAGCAGCGTGCTGATGCCTTGAATATGGCTCAGGCATCCGGTCATCTGCGTCGTTGGATATCCATGCAGATTAAGATGGCTAATACCCTTGAGGATGGTCTCGTTACTCAGGAAGAGACCCTTGAGGAAATGCGTGCTGAAGCTACGGCTGATGCCATTGATGAAACCGAAGGGGAGTAATTATAATGGTTAAGTCTGGTGATTTATTAGAAATGTCGGATGATGATTTTTTAAAAATCAATCCGACTGAGGTTGAGCAGACCCCTCCTGTTATTATTGAGGAAACCACGGCCACTGAAACCGTTGTAGAGGAGGAACCTGAAAAGGTTCCTTCTTCTGGTTCAGAGACTGAGGATGATCTTGCTGCTGAGACAGAAGCTGAGAAAGCTGCTCGATTAGCGGATGAAGGGGAAAATCAGGAAGAGAAGCCTGATAATGAAAAAGATAAAAATAAGCAAGAAATCGATACTAATAAGGGTAAAAAGGAAGAAGACCCTAAAGATACTAATAAAACTGTTGCTAAGCCAGCAGATGCTAATGCTGATAAGAATAAAACCGAATCAAATAAAGAAGTAACATACACCCCAGAAGCATTTTATGCTGAGGTTATGAAGCCTTTTAAGGCTAATGGTAAAGAGATTAAGATCAATACCCCTGAAGAGGCTATTCGCCTTATGCAGATGGGTGCTGGTTATGGTCGTAAACTTCAGGATATGCAGCCGCATTTAAAGACAATGCGTATGCTTGAAAAGAATAATCTATTAGATGAGGGTAAACTCTCATTTTTAATTGATATTAATAACAAGAATCCTGAAGCAATTAAGCAATTAATTAAAGATAGTGGCATAGACCCACTTGACATCAATACCGAAGATAATACAGGTTATGTGCAATCGAACCATTCCATTGACGACACGACTTACAATTTCGAAGAGACGCTCAGAGACGTAGGCTCCCGTCCTTCTGGTATTGAAGTTATTAAGTTTGTTAATGAGAATTTCGACTTAGAATCTAAAGAAGCATTGTGGAAATCACCTGAACTGCTCCGCGTCATCGAGTCTCAGAAAGAAAATGGTATCTTTGATACTATTACTGCTGAGATAGACCGCAGAAAGTTACTGGGATACATCCCGGCTGGCACGCCTTACATGAAAGCCTACAAGGACGTAGGGGACGAGCTTTACAAGAAGCCCGCTACTCCCAGTGCTCCGGTTCCTAAGCCTGCTAAGCAAGCCTTAGAAACACGCACGGTAGTTCCCAAGCCTGTAGTGGCTAACAATGACAAGGCAAGAGCAGCCCTACCTACCCAGACTTCTGGACGGAAGGCTAAGGAAACGGTTAATCCGTTAGATATGGCCGATGACGATTTCTTAAAACAGTTTAATGGTCGTCTCTAACCATTATTAAATAAGGTTAGAGCCAAAGGATTTTAACGATGCTTAATTATAACGCCCCAATTGATGGCCAGAAGTCTACGATTGATGGCACCGGCTCTGACCAGATGAATACCTTCTTCTGGCTCAAGAAGGCTCTTATTGAGAGCCGTAAAGAGCAGTACTTTATGCCATTATCTTCGACTATTAATATGCCGAAGCATTTTGGTAAGACCATTAAGGTCCATGAGTACGTGCCTCTGCTTGATGATCGTAACGTGAACGATCAGGGTATTGATGCTACCGGTGCTACCATTGCTAATGGTAATCTATATGGTTCCTCGAAGGATATTGGTAATATTACTTCGAAGTTACCGCTGCTTACCGAAAATGGTGGACGTGTTAACCGCGTTGGTTTCACTCGTCTGTCCCGTGAAGGCTCCATTCACAAGTTCGGCTTCTTCACTGAATTCACTCAGGAAAGCATCGATTTTGACTCTGATGAAGAGTTAATGACGCACCTTTCTCGTGAATTAATGAATGGTGCCGTGCAGCTTACTG